AGTCCAAACCTTTTATAAAAGCTGAACGAACATCCTCAGCTCCTTCGTTCTTTCTTAACACAGCAAAGTGTGTTAGTAGTCTAGGTTCTTGCTGTGAATAATCAGCTGAAATCCAATACTCTCCTTTTTCTGGTAGGAATATTTTTCTTACCTCTGATCCAAACTCACTTCTAATTGGCATTTGCTGTAGATTAGGAGCATACATGGAGAACCTACCTGTCACAGTTCCACCACTATCTCCACGAATTTGATTTACATGTGCATGCAGCCTATCATTATGGATGTATTTTGCTATTCCATCTATGAATGTTCCTTGTAATTTATTTAAAACTCTCGCTTTAGTTACCATTCGTGGCAGCTCATGCTTATGAGTTTCCAAGAAAGTCTGAGTAAAGCTAGGTTGTCCTAACGCAGTATGAGGATATTCTAGATTAACCCTATCAAAGGCCTCAGCAACTGATCTTGCTGACCATAGCTGAACTTCTCCCCCTGTCAAATCTTTCATTCTTTTTAAAAATTTTTTCTCTTTAATACGCAGCTTTCGTTTCAATTCCATGGCTCGTACCATATCAATTCTTATTCCACGTTTAGTCATATTAAATATAACTCTAATTAATCTGCATTCGAGGTCATACACCCCTTCGAGTGCATCTTTCTCTATTTCTATCATCAAACGTTCGTGCAATTTATAGGTTAATCTAGCGTCTGCTTCCGCATATTCCCCAACAAATTCCGCCGGCATCTTGTACATTTCGGCTTTGGGATCCAGTCCAAGTTCCTCTGCCTTAGCTTTAAGAACCTTCTCATCTTTCCATTCACCTAGATAATCTATGCACATTTGATTTAAGGTATAAGAATACCTGTTCTCATTTAAGAGAGCTGATGCAATCATGGTATCATGTAGGTAGCCCTTAACTTCTATGCCTAGAGTTGAAAGCCAACCAATATCATACTGCGCATTATGAAATACTTTTTGTATTGAATCGTCTTCACACACAGACTTAATGTATTTAAGTATCTTATCCTTATCCATATTTCCCCCACCTTCGTGAGCGATTGGATAGTAAGCTGTGAAATCACCGCTTGACACGGCAATACCTATGACTGATCCTATCTTCCTTGGCCATCCTGGGCCCATTGTCTTCAGTTGAGTATCACATGTCTCCAGGTCTACAGCCACAACCTTTTTTCCTTTCATGGAAGGAAATTCTGTAGGATGTAACCACTCGGACTTCACTTCTTGTTGATTAAATAAATCACGCACCATCGTTCATCTCCCCTGCTATTGCCATGTATGCCGCACCATCAACAAAATCATCTAGGTTAAAATCGCCCATGGTGGAGCGCGAAATCTTTAATAAGCACATCATGATTGCCACGTCACCAGGTGTTATTTCTTTCATAGGTTTAAGTTTACCGTCTAAAAACACACTCCATAAATCAGCTATTTGGCAATGATTTTTGTAAGCATTGCCGTGCGTGGATTCTCTTTTTTCACTGACTAATTCAGTGGCTTTCATTAATATTTCTTCTTTTTTCATATTATAAATCCTCCATATGATTGTGGTTGAATTATATGCAGTGATTTTTTTGCGCGTGTAACGCCTACATAAAAGACTCTGTTTGTATCATCAGGATTAATTTCCATTTCATCCCTATTAGCTCGTGATAGATCTGTCATAATTGCAACGTTATCACATTCACCACCTTTTGACATATGAATGGTGCTCAAATTTATTCTTGCATCAGCCATCAAGCCACCCTGTTTTTCCATTGACATTATATAGGATTTATCCTGATCCCCTATTGCAGTGAATGCTACATCCCAAGGAACACCCGTGTTAAGCAAACCGTGATTCATTACTAGATTTTCCATATTGTAGGATTTTCCTTCTTCTATAGTCTGAAGATTTTTGTAGCCTCTTGACACTCCCACTTCACTTTTTAAATTTGAGTAAATTGCTTTCACATCATTATAGGATATATCCTCAAACTCACTTAATCTTTTCCATGCGTCTACGCCCCTGAGTAAACTTTTACTAACTGGATGCTCTCCAAATTTGGTATAAAGTAATCCTCGGTAACGCAACTCTTCTTCAAAATCTTTTAACATATATTTACAAGTTGCTAGTATCATCCAATTTCCTTCACTAACATCGACAGTTCCAGGGTAGCTATGGAACTTAACTTCTCCTTCTTCATCGCGTGGTTCCCATGTTTTTTCACGACGATTTTCAATACGATTAACAATTTCTTGTGCCATTGAATGAATTTTTTTAGGGCATCTGTGGGATTTTTTCAAAACACTTTGATTTCCCTTCATATTTATAAGATGTTCTATATCCGCCCCTGTCCATCTAAATATAGCTTGATCATCATCACCGCTTATGTAAACTCTTTTGGAATTTTTCCACATCTTCTTGCACATATCCCACTGTAATTTAGTAAGATCTTGTGCTTCATCAACAATGACAACATCCATAGGGGGAACAGGACCAAATTCTACATACTGTGATATCATGTCAGTGAAATCACACTTTCCAGTTTGATGTTTATATTCCTCTAAGGATTGCTGTGCCCATAAAAGATCATGCCATGGATAGTCTAAATTAGCTTTACTATAATAATAATCCAACTCTAATCCTTGCATTCTAGATTTATTTATATCCCTCAAGTACTTATTATCTGTTGTGATAATTCCATTTCCGTCCCAATCAAGGCTAATCGTTTTCAATTCTATGCCATAATTATCAGCAAATTCTCTAAAGTCGTTTTTGCCCATTATCTCTGTTTTAGTAAGACCAAGTTGTCTTTTACCAAAAGCATGTAGCGTACTGAAAAAAGGAAAATCATTATCGGTTAAATTAAATTTAGCCTTTGCTCTATCACGTGCCTCATCAGTTGCTTTATTTGTAAAGCTAACAAAAGCAATTCTATCCGGAGGAGTACCATTTTTTAGTTCCCGGTCCACGATCCGAAGTAAATTCTCCGTTTTACCAGTGCCAGGTGGGCCTAGTATTATGTTAACATCAGGCATGGAGTTCCTCGTATACTTTCAGTATTTTTTTACAGTCTTCAGGTGAAACAGCGCCTTTTGTGTCGTTAAATTCCCATGAGCAGAACACTATGTTGTCCTCCTGGTATGGTAGGTTAGGGTCAATGCGGTCTATTGATATATTTGTCTTTGTAAATCCAGTGAATCCTTTTCCACAATTCTTTATAGTTGTAAGCTCAACTCCCGTGTATATGCAATAGGGTCCGCCAAGAAGTTTCTTTTGCTTTTCCCACAATTCCAAAAGATGGTCTCTGTTTCTTATACCATTGTTAACCTGAACTGTTCTTTTATTTAATTTATGATATCCTGAATTTTTATCACATCTTCTTTTAATGCCATTCCAAAGTTCTTTAAAAAATCCCTTCTCAGACCGCAAATACTTTTCATCCCATACAGGTTTCATTTTTTTAATATATGCTAAACTTTCTTTAGTACGGTGTGGCATCTTGTTTCCTAACTTCCTGTTCTGAATCCTGGTCATCAAAGACGAGAACACCCCATGTATTCACCCCTTTGTTCTTCAGTTTCCAAAATTTATGTATTCCACCTATGCTACGAAGTTCCGCCACAATCTGGCCGGTGTTGCTGTAGTGTGTAAACTTATTTCTTATTAAATAGGAATGAAGATCAACAAGCCTAAAATAGGTTCTAGTGACAACTTCTTCCTTCTGTGTTTTTTCATTCTTTTCCGGTAACGCTTCAGTCCAAGGCATCCTTCTCAGCATTTCATCCCTTGTATGTGCCTGTGCCCTTCCAGTACAGAACTCCTGGAGGTGAGCTAAAAACTGTCCGGACACAGACCCGTCGCTTGACACTGGAATTTTCAAAGCTGTTCCCATCTTTGAATTAACCAGTTTTTGCCAATCAGACGCCTTCATCAAAGGAGGCATCATGGTTAGTACATCCATAACCCTCTTCTGAAACTTTGTTTGTATTTGTAATTCTTCTGTTGATAATTGTATTTTAAGATCTTCTTCATTATCATCTGTGGGTATTTCCAGAAACCATATTGGTGGTTCTGTTTCCAGTTTGGATAACGCTCCTAATTGCTGTGATACGTTTTCTGCACCAACGCCGTGTTTCCTTGTCTTGCAAACATTAACATTACAGAAAGAAACAATAGGTTGCTCTTTGCACAGGTACTGATACCCTTTTTCCAAGCTTTTAGCTACCACCACCACTTCCTTGGAATCAAGTGGAGGGTTCATGTACTTTCTATTATATTTTTCTAATAATTTTCCCCAATTATCAGGATCAAACTTCTTTAAATAAACTCCAATGTTAAATAATCCATTGTTTCGTGTTCCAGCAGAAAATCCCTCACTGCATAGAGCTTGTAGGCATGGCGGTCCATCCTTTATAGCTTCAGCTTCCGGGGAAGCAATAGAATCTAAATCTTCAACTACGTTTTTATCATAGACCTCAAAAAACTCTTCTAATGTTGCGGATGTTGCATTTTCTTTTAATGCATAACGAACTGATTTATTTCCGTTATAATATGGTAGATTTAAAAAATTACCAAGATCACCTTTTTCTAGTGATATGCTTGACTGTTTGGGAAATACCTCTGCTGCCGAATGACCAATAAGAGATTTGATTTCTGTTAATTTATTTCTTACTAATTTTGATGCTATTGTTTTCTTAAGAAATAAGAATAAATGTGCACCGCCACTTTTTGATTTACAATATACTAGTGGTATTTTTAATTTTCTGATCCTCGTGAATAAAGCACGATGATCCAGAGGATAGCTATCAATATCAATGCATCCCCACTTAGTAGTATTATCAGCCCTAATAGGAATAATGCCAAGAGACGGACCCTCCCCCTCCAAATGTTTTTGCCAGAGCTCATGTGTTACCTCCTGTCTAACAATATATGATTTACCTTGTTGCTTACCATCAGCACGTGACCCATTGGGCTGGTGCTGACCATAAGCCATATCTAAACCCTCAAATATAGATTTAAACTTTTCAACTTCCACGAAACCTCCAATTTCTAGAGAGATGCCTAAAACGGCACGTCTACATTATCAGTTTCGTCTTTTTTTTCGGTTGGTATTAATTTAGGTGTTTCTGGTTTAGCAGAAACAGCTCCACTGGAAGCAGACTGCGCAAACGACTTTCCCTCTCCGTAAAGAGAAGCATCAGTTACCTGGTCACCTTTTTCAATAGCAAATCCAAACCAACTTCCTCTATCATTAGATTCACTCACAGATGTTAATTTGTAAGTAAATGCATATGTAGGGGGAGTAAACATCCCAGATGGGCCCTTGATTTTTTGTGAAAGCATTAAGCTGTTCCAACGTCTGCTTTTCTTAAGCTGACTTGAAGACATGCTAATCACAGCATTTTGGTATCCACCATCAGTTAACATTAAAACATAATGATAAGCTGTTTGAACAATATGGTTACCGTTAGGTAGGACCATTTTGTTTGTCATGGGATCACGTTTAGTTTGCCCAATGATGCCGCTGTCGGCGTCATGTGAATTAATGAACCCACCACCTTGCTCTCTAGGTTTCCACTCTACATATTTTAAGTGGTAGAAAACAGGAACTACGGTCAGTCCATCAAAGGATTCGTGTGTAACTGTGTTATACAGTTGCCCAGCTTTAGCAGTTTCTATATGTTCTGCCTTGGATGGGTTTACTTGTGGGCTAGAAGTTTGCAAAATACTAATGTAAGGGATAGCTGTATCCCTAGATAGATTTAACGAACCAAAGCCACTCATTGACTTAGCATCCTCTGCAATAACTGCAAGGTCTAAGCCATTATTTTTAGTTTTTTCAATTTTAGACATTATTAATTACCTCTATTCAGATTTAATTGTTGTTTTGTAACCAATAAAAGCACCGAGTAAATCCATAGGAAGTTCTCGGCCTGCCTCATATTGTTCACGGACGAAAGCGCGAAGGGTGGAAGGTTCGACCCATTCACGTTGCGTTGATTCATATCCACTATCATTGAGATGGGATAATAATCCACTAGCTTTCTCATCTTCATTCCTTCCAAAGCTACAAGTGACTTGGTTCTTTACTAAATCCCCAAATCCGTTGTCTCTTAACCATTCAAATACTTTAGGCCTATTCTCCACCAAAGGAGTAGCGGTATAGTATTCGGAAACTTTAATTTTACGGCCATCAGATAATTTAAGTTCTGATAGACCTACTTCTGAAAAAAGATTAGGTAAAATTTCTCGTGATAATTTTTTTTCGTAATCTTCTTTCTTTTTTAATTCTTCTTTTATTTTTGATATCTCTTCTTGTGTATCAGCAATATCAGTTGCCACTGCACCAATCTTTTCTAAATTGTTAACAGGTATAGCTTCGGCATCTTTTGCCATTTCATTTATTAAATTATTCATTCTATTTCTCCTTTAAAAAATTTATTTCTTCAATGTGAAGAACTTTACGTCCTTTTTCATCCACACGATCAGAACTTCTGACTTCAATCGTTGGTTCTGTCCTAGGATTCAAATCTATCTCTATGTCATAATAACGGTATTCTCTTTTGTCCCACTTAAGAACTTTAAATTTTCCGTTATTGACTTCTGCAGCAATTGCGCAACAGACCCCTATTATAGCAGGATCTCCGATTAAAAGCAAATAGTCTTTATCACTAAAATCTCTTAATTCTTTTTTTAATTCAAAAACTAATGGGCTTGATGCAAAAATCATCTGTTTTCTATCCGGCAACATTATTTTTAATTCACCGAATTTCTCAGCAGAGCGAACATTATAGTCCATTACTTGTGGTATATAAACTGTCATTTTTTATTTCTTGATTTGTATTATATCATATGTTATAATTAAAAGCAAGAATTAAGAATGTATAAATTTAAGACAGAACCATATGAGCATCAAAAAGATGCGTTAAAGAA